CCTTTGGGTATCTTAATAGAACGTATGCGCGTCTTGAGTGGCGCAGAAAAGGCACATGATGAGTAGATTATGGGTTGACCCGCCCGAGGGTTGGAAACACGGATTCCCTGCTATCTATGACTCTGAGACAGATGGGCAGATGAGTGAGTGGATTGTTAATAAGGGCTACCCCGTACAGACAATCAAAGAGTATGGCGAGCAATGGCACATCCGTTGTTGGCCTGCTGAAAAGCCTGAAAAATATCCCGATGAGGTCATAAATGCACAAAAACACTCTGAAGTGATAAAAAATGCCCCGATCGGGACAAAAATGCGCAAAACCACACGCGAAGAAAAGATAAGCAAACCCGCCGTGTATGAAGTGCCAGAAGAGACTCATCGGAAGGTTACAGTTTCTGAACTTATGGAAGAACTAGCCGTGGCTCGGATGCTGATACGCGAGTTGGGTGACCGACTGGCTAGGTTGGAGAAGAACACATGATTCTCAATCAAGGCAAATTGGCTGGCGGTTTGGTAAACGAACTGCTAGAAGTGATACACAAGTACGACGAGACTATGTATACACCCACTGTGATTGGCGTATTAGAGTTAGTAAAGCATCAGTTAATTGACGAAGCAATGTGGGGAGAAACAGAAGATGAGTAAATTAACAGGAGCCGCCCTTGACCGAGCCGTAGCCAATGCTATGGGACTTAAAAGTGTAAACAACTGTGAACAATGGGGGAAAGAAATGACTGAAGAAGATGATGACATCCAAGACTACAAGAAACCTTGGGTTGGGTTACCCACAATAGTAATCCTAGACATTTACGCAGAGACTTTGAAAGAACACCGTGGCGGGCATCAAGTCAACGGACAAATTGCATTTGCTAAAGCGATTGAACAAGCATTAAGGGAGCGCAACACATGTTAGAAACAATCGCATGGGCAGTATTTCTAATGTGCCTTGGTGCAATAGTTGTTGTCACCGTTGCTGTAGCAATTTTTATGTTGAGCAGTGAAGAATGAAGTGCCCCATCTGTAACGCTTGGTCGACAGTAATTACAACAAGAGAATCGCCCACATTTGGGCATACACGAAGGAGAGAATGTGGAAACGAACACAGATTTACAACCCAAGAAGTCTTTATCTCGCAAGAGACAATTGATGAAGAACGAAGAAACCATCTCGAAAATATGCGCAAGCAGTTGGAATCCGTTCGAGCGAGTAAACGGAAAGATTCTAGAAAGGCTACATAAAAAACTATTGAAACATCAAACACCACCCCAACTTGAACAAGCCCCTTTTTAATTTAATGGAGAAAACTATGGCAAGAAAATCAATGATCAGCGCAAAAGTTCGTAAGTATTTAGCAAAGTTCCCAAATGCAAAAGCACAGGTAGTCGCCGACGCCACTGGTGCAACAGCGCAATACGTACACAACATTCGATACATGGATAACAAGAAGCAAGAACTATTGTTACCACCAATCCTAAAGGCAAAAAATAAATGGAAGTTTATGGAGGCAGTAACAAGCGATACGCCTATAGCTGACTTGGCTTACGAAGTAAGTAAGGGTAGGTCTGAGCAACGCATAGCTGAATTAGTAGATCACCCCGCGCATTACAAAGTGGGCGGTATCGAGACTATCGACTTCATCGACGCAAAAGAGTTTGGCTACAACCTTGGTAACGTAGTTAAATACATTAGTCGCGCCGACCACAAAGGTAGTCACTACGAGGACCTATGCAAAGCACGTTGGTATCTGAACCGCGAGATTGCTAAGTTCTCACCACAGCCAGAGGTGACTAAATGACTACAAAAGCAAAAGACGACGACCGCACCGAGTTACATCAGTACGCTGTTTATAAACTAAATGGCATCACTTACCTACCACACTACCGAGACGTGAAGAGATACGTTGGCCCGGGATATCCAAGACATAACAAGAATGTCTATACGATAGCAGAGTTATTTAGTGCTGGGGCTACACCGTCTACTGCGTTTCTTTGGAAGCGTTCCGAGTATGGCATTATGAAAGTGAGTGGCGTATGAAAATGAAAGGCGTAAGTGCGGACGTACAGAAAGCATGGAACCTTATGTCCATGCACAACAGTGAGTTGCTATTAGAAAACGCCGAGCTAAAACTACAGATATCGCACCTTGAAAGTCGTATACCTCTAATGGATAGGGCGTGCATTGGTTTGGTAGACATGTGGTACGACCTAAAGCATTGGTGGATTAACAGAAAGACTACATGAACCTAATTGCACTTGACTTCGAGACGTTCTATGACAAAGACTTCTCTCTATCTAAACTGACGACGGAGGAATACATTCGTGATGACCGTTTTGAAGCCATAGGCGTTGGCGTTAAATTAAACGACGAGGAAACTGCGTGGTTTAGTGGGGACATGAAAGCCACCAAAGAGTGGCTTATGCAATTTCCTTGGGGTGAGTCTTTTCTTCTTGCACACAACTGCATGTTCGATGCCGCGATTCTGTCGTGGCGGTTTGGCATTAAACCAAAAGTTCTTCTTGATACCCTAGCAATGCTTCGTGCTGTTGACGGCACTGAGGTAGGTAATAGCTTAGCGAAAGCCGCTGAGCGTTACGGCTTAGGGGTCAAGGGAACTGAGGTTGTTGCGGCAATGGGTAAGCGTCGCGCCGACTTCACTGAAGCAGACCTAAAACAATACGGCGAGTATTGCAAGAACGACGTCAAGCTGACCTATGACCTATTCCAAATCCTACAAGCAAACTTTCAAAAGCCTGAGCTACGTCTAATAGATATGACTTTGCGTATGTTCACAGAGCCAACCTTGCGTCTTGATCTACCTGTGTTGGAGCAACATCTTGTACAAGTACAAGAGAAGAAGGAAGCCTTGATCGCTGAGGCATGCGCCGACCGTGAAGTTCTTATGTCCAATCAGAAGTTTGCTGAGCGACTGATTGAGTATGGTGTTCCACCACCCATGAAGGTTAGCCCCACGACGGGCAAGATGGCGTTGGCTTTAGCTAAAAGCGATGAAGGGTTCAAGGCCCTAGCAGAGCATTGGGACGAGCGAGTGCAAGCGCTTGTGGCCGCGCGTCTTGGGACAAAGTCCACACTAGAAGAGACACGCACGCAAAGATTTATCTCCATAGCGAAGCGTGGTAGCCTTCCAGTACCCCTGAGATACTATGCCGCACACACAGGGCGTTGGGGCGGGGACGACAAACTTAACTTGCAGAACATACCGCGCAAGTCACCTCTCAAGACTGCTATCGTAGTACCCGAAGGGTACATCATGATCGACGCCGACTCCTCACAAATTGAAGCGCGGATCGTTGCATGGTTATCAGGACAAGCTGATCTAGTAAGTGCGTTCGCAAAAGGTTTGGACGTGTACAAGATCATGGCGGCAAAGATATATAACAAAGATGATTCAGTCATTAACGACTCTGAACGATTTGTAGGTAAGACAACAATTCTTGGTGCGGGCTACGGCATGGGTTGGCGTAAGTTTCAGATGCAACTCAAGAACTTTGGGGTAAGTTTGGACGACAACATGTGCCAACATATCTTGAAGGTGTATCGCCAAGAGTTCCCATATATTCCCGCGCTATGGGATGAAGGACACAACACACTTGATGCGTTGTCAAGTGAAAAACTTGTTACTACTACATTTGGAAAACAGCCGCAGGCAGTAAGCGTTCTTCCCGGAATTGGGTATGATCTACCTAGCGGTTTACCTCTCAAGTATATGAATCTGCGTGCCACCGAAGTTGATGATCGGGGCCGAGCACAGTACGTCTACGATACCCGCAAAGGCACAGTGCGAATCTACGGCGGCAAGGTGGTGGAGAACTTATGTCAAGCTCTTGCACGCTGTGTGATTGCTGAGCAAATGCTAAAGATATCTAAAAGATATAAGCCAGTTTTAACCGTGCATGATGCCGTGGCATGTGTAGTACCCGAAGCAGAGCGCGATGAAGCTATTAAATATGTGGATGAGTGCATGCGTTGGAAACCTAAATGGGCCGAGACACTACCACTAGCGTGTGAGATTGGCGCAGGTAAAAACTACGGCAACTGC